CGCGCCCGCGTTCGGGAAATCGTGGCAGCAGGCAGCCAGTATGGCGCCGACGAATTGGCACGTGAATTCGTGTCGAGCGGCAAGAGCATGGACGAATTCCGCACCGCGCTGCTGGAACACGTCGAAAAGCGCCATTCGCGCCCGATTGCCGAGCAGACCATGGACGCGTCCACGGGCCTGTCGGCGGAGGACGCGCGCAAGTTCAGTTTCATGAAGGCGATTCGCGCCCTGGCGAATCCGACCGACAAAAAGGCGCAGAAGGAAGCCGGTTTCGAAATCGAAGCTGGCCGCGCTGCCGCAGAAAAAGTGGGCAAGGAAGCGCAGGGCATTATGGTTCCGCCTGAAGTGCTGGGCCGCTCGCTGATCGAAGGGCGTTCGTTCAACGCAGGCCAGAACGGACAAAGCGGTGCCGGTTCGACGGGTGGCGCATCCATCGCAACGGAACTGATGGCCAGCGCGTTTATCGACCTGCTGAAAAACGCCACGACCATCATGCAATTGGGTCGCCCGATTGGCGGCCTGGTCGGAAACGTCGATATCCCGCGCAAAACCGCGCGTTCGCAAGGCTACTGGATTGGCGAAGGCGACGACGCGCCCGAAGGCGAAATGGACCTGGGCCAGATCGCGCTTTCCCCGAAGACGGTTGCAGCGTATTCGGACATTACGCGCCGCTTGATGATGCAATCGAGCCTGGACGTGGAAGCGCTGGTGCGCGCCGACCTTGCCGAAGCGCTTGGCCTGGCGATCGACCTGGCGGGTTACTACGGTTCCGGTTCGGCGCACCAGCCGAAGGGCATCGCGAATTACACGGGCATTGCTGCCGTGAATTTCGCGGCCACTTACCCGTCTTACGTCGAAGCCGTGGCCATGGAAACGGCCATTGCATCGCGAAACGCGGCCGTGGCAAACATGGCCTACATCGTGGACGCGCAAACCAAGGGCGCCGCGAAGACCACGCAGAAATTCCCTGGCACGCCGACCGGCGCCACCCTGTGGGAACAGGGCGACACCATGAACGGCTACCAGACGCGAGTGACGAACCAGCTTACGGCCGGTGACGTGTTTTTCGGCAATTTCGCGGACCTGATTATCGCCATGTGGGGCGGCCTGGACCTGACGGTGGACACCAGTTCCCTGTCGAAGTCGGGCGGCACTCGTATCGTGGTTTTCCAGGACGTCGATTTCGCGCTGCGCCGAGTCGAATCGTTCGCGTTGGGCCGCAAGCCCGCACCGTAAAGTTTTGAGGCAGTGAGCGGCATAGGCTGCCGCCGCTGAGACACGAAACGGGCAGCGAAGCGCTGCCCGTTTTCACATCAACATGAGGATATGAAAGTGGCTTTCGAGCGTGGCGAAGTGCTTAGGGTGGTAAAGCCGTTTTTTGTGGACGGCGAAATGGTTATGCCGGGCGACCGCGTGGAATTGTTGCGCGCCGACGCGCTGAGTCTGAAAGCGCGCCGCATGGCCGTGTCTGACGACGACCAGCGGGCCGCGAAGCCGTCCGCGAAGGCCAAGGCAGCCTGATGCCAGCGCATCCCGCCTGGGACGGTCTGGACGCGTTTCTGGACCCTGACGATTTCGCCAGTATGGCCACCATTACGCTGGCCAGTGGCTTCGTCTTGCCGCCCGTGCTGGGCATCCTGGATGAACCGGGGGTGACGATTGCCGCAGGGCAAACGGACATGGACAGCACGCGCCCGATTTTCACGTGCAAGTATTCCGACGTGGCCGCCGTCAAGCGCGGCGATGCCGTGGTGATCGAGTCGAAAAGTTATGAGGCGCACAAAAAGCCTCACCAGCTTGGCGACGGCATGGCGCTGCTGTTCCTGGAACCCTCGCTGTGATTGAAATAGCGATTGACGAACACAGCCTGGACGCTGTTGAAGCGTTTCTGGCGGCCACGCCTGCGCAGGTGGACAAGGCCATGGCGTCAACGCTTACGAAAATGGCGCGCTGGCTTACGTCGCGATCCATCAAGGCGCTGGCGAAGGAACTAAAGCTGCCGCCGAAGGAAGTAAAACGACGGCTGCGCACGTTCCGGCTGTCGCGCGTGGCGGGCGGCAAGGGCGTTCGCGTGTGGTACGGGCTGGACCCTATGGGAATGATCCACCTTAACGCGAAGGAAGACCGGGGCATAGGTGGCGGGGTGGCCGCCTACGGCGACCGCTTCGTGGCGGATGCGTTTATCGCGAAGGGCCGGGCGGGCAATGGCGGCACGGCCGCATCTAACCGGCAAGTGTTCAAGCGCGTGGGCAAAACGCGGCTGCCGATCAAGAAAGTAACGGTGGAACTAGGCGACCCGGCGCAAACGTACATCGAAGACCATATTTTAGGCGGGCTGCCCTTTACGGCGCAGTTTTTCAAGACATTCGAACACGAACTGAAATGGCGCCAGCGCTCCCAATAGTCCAGGTTTCAGGCGTCAAAGACGCCATTGTGGCGGCTATCCAGGCCACCTTCCCCGATTTCAAGCTGGTGGCGTTCGACCGCGAGGAAACCGACCGCGACGAACTGGACGCCACCGACTTGCCCGCCGTGCTGCTGGACCTGTCCGAATTCGAGGAAGAACCGGACTGCGACCGCGCGAACGGGCTTATCCCATTGCGGGCGCGCTTTGAGGCGCGGGTGATCGTCGGATACAAGACAGCCCGCGCGAAGACCGCAGCGCAGGCGGCAGCCGCCACCATGGCGGCATGGCTGCGCCTGAAACGGTTCAATTCGGCATCCTGCTGGACTGAACCGGCGCACGTGATCGGCGCCTATCGCGATGAATTCCACCCGATGGCCGACCGTTACGTGGTTTGGCGCATCGAATGGGCGCAGGTGATCCAGTTCGGCACGGATATTTACGCCGACGACGCGGGCGTGGCAGGAATCCCGACATACAGCTTTGCGCCGGATATCGGGCTGGGCCACGAAGCCGATTACAAGCCGCTTCTGCCGCAGGTGGGCGCGATATGAGTGCCCAGGAAATCGGGGAATTGCAGCGCATCGTTTCGCAGCTAATCCGTATCGGCACCGTGGTTCAAATCGTGGACGGGACCGACACGGCAATTGTGGAAATCGGCGGGGTGCAGTCCGATCCGATGCAGTGGGGCGTGCATCGAGCCGGGCCAGATGCGGAATGGTGGGCGCCGGAACCGGGCGAACAGGTGGTGATTTTCACGCCTTACGGTGACGTGGCGCAGGCCATCATTCTGTTTTCGCTGTACCAGGACCGGTTCGCGGCGCCAGCGCTGGACCCGAACGTGCGCCGCACCACCTACGCGGACGGCACGGTGGTTCAGCACGACCGCAGCGCGAAGGCGTACAGCATCAACGTGCCAGCGGGCGGCAGCCTGTCGCTTACCTGCGGCAGCACGTCGCTGGTGCTGGTGGACGGCAAGGCCACGCTTACCGCGCAGCAGTTCGAACACGTGGGCGACCTGGCCACATTCGACGGCGCGGCAACCGTTACAAAGCTGCTGTCGTGGCTTTCTGGCGTATCGGGTGCGGCTGGATCGAGTGGTGGCGCCAACGCGATTAGCGGCGGCGTAAATGTCGTGAATGGCGACGTGGTTGTGGACGGCATCGGCGTGAAGTCGCACCACCACACGGAACACGACGGGCCGAACACAAGCGCCGCAGAGGGATAAACCCCCACGTGGAACGGGACCATGGCCAAGGCCAGAATCCCGTTCATGAACGGAACCGACGCGACCACAGGAAAGCCGCTTTCAGGTGTTAATCACCTGCGGCAATCCATAACGGATATTCTCACGACGCCTACGGGTAGCCGTGTGATGCGCCGCGACTATGGCAGCGACCTGTTTAGCCTGGCTGATGCTCCCATGAATAAATCCACGCTGACGCGCATTTATGCCGCGACAGTGAGCGCGATTCGTAAGTGGGAGCCGCGTTTTCGTGTTTCCAAAGTCAATGTATCGAGCGCGGCGCCGGGTGCGCTGGTGCTGGACATTGACGGCACTTATCTGCCTGACGGGCAGCCCGTAAAAATCGACGGCATCAAGGTTTCCTAATGTCCAGCGCTTTCACGGCGGTGGACCTGTCCACGCTTCCCGCCCCGCAAGTTATCGAAGCACTGGATTTCGATACGATTTTCGCGGACATGCTGGCCGATCTTATCGCGCGAGATTCGACCTATTCCGCGCTGGTCGAATCCGACCCGGCTTACAAGATTCTGGAAGTCGCGGCTTATCGGGAAGTTTTGCTGCGCCAGCGCGTGAATGAGGCCGCGCAGGCCATCATGCTGTCGTATGCGGACGACGCAGACCTGGACCAGATCGGCGCGAACTATAACGTTCCGCGCCTGGTGGTTGTTCCTGCGGACGATACGACCATTCCGCCGACGCCTGCTGTTATGGAGTCGGACACGTCGTACCGGGCGCGCATCCAGCTTTCGTTCGAAGGCTTCAGCACGGCCGGGCCAGTAGGTGCTTATCTGTCTCACGCGCTGGACGCGGACGGCCGCGTAAGTGACGTTTCTGTGGTTAGCCCAACGCCGGGGCAAGTGCTTGTTACCGTGCTGTCGAATGTGGGAAATGGCGTTCCGACGCAGGACATTATCGACGCGGTAACGGCCGAACTGAACACGGACGACATTCGACCGCTAACGGACCAGGTAACGGTGGCGCCTGCTGCGGTGGTGAATTACGCCATTTCCGCGATTCTTGAACTGTTCGATGGTCCCGATTCAAGCGTGGTTATCGAGGCCGCGCAGATAGCCGCACAGGATTACGCGGATTCGTGCCGCCGACTTGGCGCGGAAGTGGCGCTGTCGGGGATTTACGGCGCGTTGCATCAAGTCGGGGTTAAGGCTGTGACGCTTACGGCGCCAGTGGCAAACCTGACTACTGATAGCGGGCACGCGCCATTCTGCACGGCCATTGATATCACGGAGGCGTGACGGTGGCCGACGAAAGTTTATTGCCGCTGAACGCGACGGCGCAGGAACGCGCGCTGGACCTGGCCACTTCCCGCGTTGGCGACGTGCCCGTGATGGTTCGCCAGGTCTGGAACCCTGACACGTGCCCGCTCGCGGTGCTGCCATGGCTCGCGTGGGCGTATTCCGTCGATAACTGGAACGCGTCATGGACTGAAGCGCAGAAGCGCGCGGCGATTAAAAACAGTGTCTATATCCATCGACACAAGGGCACGGCGGGCGCCGTAAAAACGGCCGTTTCCAGCCTTGGATATGACGCAACCGGCGTGGTGGAGTGGTTCCAGAAAACGCCGATGGGGGCGCCATACACGTTCGAAGTGGACGTGACTGTCAACCAGGTGGGCATCCCTGATACGAGCGCTTTTGATGACATTGTGGCCGCCGCGGAGTCCGCGAAAAACGTCCGAAGCCACTTGACTGGCGTCAATGTCCTGGGTGAAACATCGGGGCAATTCTATTTCGGTTGCGCCGTAATTTGTGGCGAAACCGTGACGATTAACGCGGAGTCCTGACAATGTTGTATTACATGAAGGTAACGGCCATAGGCGCGGCGAAGCTGGCCGAAGCATTGGCCGCTGGTACGCCGCTAGAAATCACGCAAATGGCTGTTGGCGACGGTAACGGCGCGGACGTTACGCCGCCTGTCGGAACTGAAGTTGCGCTGGTGCATGAAGTGTTCCGCGCTCCTTTGAGTTCGCTGTCGGAGAGTGTGAGCGATCCAACGATTGTGCTCGCAGAATTCCCCGTTCCATCGGCGACGGGCGGCTTTTACATTCGCGAAGTTGGCGTGTTCGATGACGCTGGCGACCTGATCGGATACGGCAATTTCCCGCTCACATACAAGCCGGTTCCGACCGATGGCACCACGCGGGACATGGTGGTGCAAGCGGCGCTGAAAGTCGGTAACTCGGCAGCGGTAACGCTGGTGATTGACCCCAATGTGGTCGGCGCCACGCGCGCCTGGGTTTCGTCGCTGTTCGCGCCGATCAACAGCCCGACTTTTACGGGCACGCCGAAAGCGCCGACGCCGCCGACAAACGACAGCAGCCAGCTTATCCCTAACACGCAATGGGTGACGCAGCGTGTTGAATCGACGGCCGGCAACCTGGCTGCCGATAAAGCATCAGCCGCCCTATACCAGCTTGGCTATCTGCTCTAAGGAAAAACATGGCAACAACTCCGAACTACGCATCGACGCCAACGGTCGGCGCGGCCATCCTGAACACAGGTGATTCTTCGCGAGTCGCACCTGTTAATGCGGCAACGATTTTCCCGGCAAGCGCTGGCGGTGGCCAAGTCGAGCGTATCGTAATCACGCAGCTTGGAACGCTCGCTGCGACTGTTCTGCGCCTATTCCGCTACGACGGAGCGGCATACCGCCAGTATGGCGACGAAATCCAGCTTAATGCGTCGAGCGCGGCCAATGGTTCCGCCAACAGATCGACCACGCTGCAAGCGGTCGATAACCCGAATCTGTTCCCTATTGCGATCCCGGCTAACTGGTCGCTGCGGGCAACGATCAATGACACGCAGGTGGCGCAAGAAATATCGATTAACAATATTGCGCTATCGCAAACCACGGCTGGCGCGGCTCTGTTGAACCTGAACGGCGCAAGTGCCACGGCGGGTTCAACAACGGCAGCAGCGGCAGCGGCAGCGCCCACGGCTAACGTGCCGATGACGTTGACCGCATCCCCGTATGTGATGGCGAATCCGGCGCTTGTTTCGCTGACGAGCGCAGCGAACGTTTCTGCCGCGAGCT